CCAGAAGTCTCCAGATTAATCTGCGACCCCTCTTGCTGCTCATGAGCCATTTGATATCCGACTCTTCATTTTGACGGTCAATTCTTTCTGCAGACTTTTTATTGTCTTTAGATTTCTGTTGACCTTTTAAGTCGAGAGGATTGTATTCACTCATAACTTAATATATCTGGTGCTAACTAAGTTATGGTCACACTTCATGCTTTTTTCTTCTTTTTAGTTTGACTATTTTTTATTGCACTAGCTGTTGGATAATCTTTGTCACCGGGTTTTGCTTTAGTTTCACCAGAACCAGCCTTAATTCTTTTGCGTTTTGCGTGAATGTTTGCCCATAATCCTTGTCTTTTCATGGCTTATACCTCCATTGGTGAGGGTGAATTGTAACCACTAAATTGGTTAATAATATCTTGCATATTGTTAGCATCATTCTTACCTAATTTAGCCATATTGTCAGCCGCTCGCTGCTCTGCTTCTTGTTGTGCCATTTGCTGTTGTGCCATTGCTCTTTCTTCTCGTATCTTAGCTACTCTTTCGCCAGCAACAATTAACTTAGGATCAATACCTAACATATCTGCGTATCCATCTGCCCATGCGTCAGAATCAAACTTGTCAAGAACATCTGGTTTCATTTGTGCAACCATACCTAAATTATTAACATATCTATCTACGCTGTTTGTACCAATTGCACGTTGTGCTTGTGCCAACATAGAAACAAATTCTACACTTAAATCTTGTCCTTGCAATTCTTCTGGTGCTGGTGGTATTAAATTTGCTTCGATCATTCTGTTAAATGTGTTGTCAATTAATGGATCTAGCAATTCATTGTGTAATCTTTCCAATACAGGACCTAACATAAGCAATTTTTCTTCGTGACGCTCTGCAACTTCTGTTGCGGTCATGCGTGTATCGGTAGCATTTGCCAACATTAAAAATAAATCAGCATAAAAACTACTATTAATACGTTGTCTTACGTCCTGTATGTCCGCCAACAAATGATTTAAGTTTAAATTTACGTTAAATGCTGTCTCGATTTTGCCTTGTGCACCATCAATAAACGTAACACCACCGGGTAAGCTGTCTACATCTCTGTTTTTCATGTAGCTTGGCACTTGTAATGGTGGCTTTGTTTGGTAATCAATGCCCTGTGCTTTGCGTAATTGTTCATGTTGTAGCTGTTTTATGTCACCTAACGCTTCCATTCCCGGTGAATTACCATAAATATCGCCACCTGCTAAACCCCATCTTGGTATTACTGCAGGGAAATCTCTGAATCCGCTTTCTCTAAGTACTTGTTCTTCTTCACCACCTTGCTCAAAGTAACAAGACTTGTATGCCATATTCATATTGTCGTTTTTTGTAAAATCACGATCTCTGTCATCTCTTGGTTCTATGGCATGAATAACAGTAATCCATTGATCCAGCGATCCTCTGTCATATAAATTTTTAACAGACATAGAACATTGTTTATATCCAAATTCTCTTACCAATTCTCCTACTGTTTTTTGAAATTCTCTGTATAAAGTGTTAACTCTGCCCTGATAATCCGTAGCTATTGCATATTCTCCTATAGTTACTGGGTAATGATGTATAGCAGTTTTAGGATCAGCCAAAACAATAGAACCTGCTGTACCAAATGCTCCTAATTCTTCGTATATTCCGTGCAATGTTCGGTATGTATTAGATTTTTGAAAGATAACTTGCATACGTTCCGTTACATCATCTAGCCATAATTTGACAGGTGTAAATCTATTTAGCTCTGGGTCATTAGTTCCTAGCCTAAACCAAGGTCTTGCAGGGGATGTCGCACCTGCCATCATGCCAGCACCTAATGTTCTTAACGCACGAGTACCAGTATTGTCGTATATCGAGTTATGTCTTCTATGTCCTTTGTTTCTATCCTGTTCAAAATAACGTCCATTTCTTGGTAGCAAATATGTAGTTACTTCTTGCCAATGCGACCACCACGTTGCCCTCTCAGTCCTAAGATGACCCCATCTTGTTAACAGATCAGCACGTTTTGTTTTGTAGACCATTGATTAACCGCCTAATAATGTGTTACCACCTAAGTTTAATTTATTTGGATCTACCCCTTGATTACCAGTAAGTAATGTTCCGCCACCACCTAACATTGATGCTTGTTCCTCTTTGTTATACAACGAGCTTACATCTGCTTTCTTTTTGTTTGCTTTGTTTTGTTCTATATCTGCACGATCTTTTGCTTCTTTTGCTCTTTTTTTAGCTTCTGCATTCTGTTTGCGTTGCATTGCAAGTTGTTGGTCTTGCATCTTTTTTTGCTGACGCTGTTGTCTATAAGCACTATATCCACTAGCTACTGCACCAGCTACAGCAATTGACACTACCATTTTTAAATCTCCCTAGAATACATGATTTCTTGTACACCATATTTTAGTTTTGGTAGCAGTTTTGCCAAAGCGGTGTTTTCTTTAGCGTGCCATAACATCAATTTACAACCTTCAGACTTAGCATGGTCTTCAGTTATTCTCAACAAACGTAATCCTAAACGTCCACCTCTGAATTCTTTTTTGACAAACAAAACGTCATTCTGGCAAACCCTTAGATCAGCATAATGAAAATGATGCATCATGATGTTCATAGAATAACCAATACAGACATCATCTTGCATCGCTAAATAAATAAACAAGAAGCCATTCTTGTCTACCGATTCGTACATCGGCCAATTTGGTTTTAGCTTCATCACCTGTTTGTTGCGTGCAATCTCATCGTAATGAGGCTTAAACAAAGGTTCTGCTATAACCTTGAATTCATCTAACGTGCAGAGCCTAATTTCTGTTTTAGGTACTCTACTTTTGTTTAGAGTACAAGCAGAATCGCTAGTTATGGTCACACCACTCATAATAAATAATTAGTTACACAATCAAATATTATATGCACTCTGTCTGTAGTGCCAACATTGTCTGCTGTATGTAATTTCTTATGGTTAAACCACCAAACTTCTCCAGCTTCAAACTTTTGTTTTTGATCTCCACAAGTTTGGCTGCACCATTGGTTAGTTTTTAGTACCAGATGAAACCTTTTATAGTGATCTGCATACGCTCCTTGGTCATTGTGTTTCGCAACGTGACCGCTAGGCTTCAAGTTAACTATTAGTACTCTTCCCATCTCCTTGACTTGTAGTTGCTCCAGTATTGGTCGCATTAATGGTACAAGTGCTGGCTCTAAATACTTCATACATGGGTAATCATACGAACCTGTATCCCATAAAACGTAATAAGGAGTCATCTTTAGTGGACCTCTAACGTAGATTGACTCTGTATCTTTGTGTGGTGACTTAGTAAATTTTTGTCTGGCTGTTATTTCTTTCCATAATTCTGGCTTATCGTTTAATAATTTTAGCAATGGGTCTACATCTAACCCTTTAGCTATGCGTTTAAAGTATTTTGTATGGGTCATAATCTGTTTTTTGAGTAGCCTCTTTACGTCTTTTAATGTATATATCCTCCATTTCTTTTGCAGCTACAGGTAAGGCAAACGTTAATGCTAGGGCATCGGCTAAATCTGGTGACCCTGCACCCTGTAATCTCTTCTTTATTTGTTCTTTGCGTTCTAATACCCTTTTACCTACATTGTCATACCAGTATATGGGTGTTGCTAACTCTTGTTTAAGTGCCGTATCGTTTGGTATCGCTCCCCCTTCTTCTATCCATTGTTTCATTAACCACCACATCTCAGTTCTACGATTTGTATATATGTCTGGTTTTGTCGCTTTACCACCAAATGGAACTTCTATAACGTCATATGATAACTGCCGTAGTCTGTCAATTACTCCACTACCTGCACCACTATCGCAAAAAACAGCATCTGGGTTATATTCTTCAATTAAATTTGCTACTCGTCCGGCTAATTCCATATTGTCTATACCCCTATAAACTACAGGTTGAAATGCTTGTTTCCCCTGCCTACGAAATACTACGCTTCTGTCATCCCCAAATCTTGCAGGGTCTATACCAAAGACTACCGGTGCAAATGCTACATCCGCTTTTTGGTATACCCTTGTTGCTGCTTCTTCTGTATCAGCAAGACTCAATAATTGATCATCCCCAGTTGCTGTAAAATCACATAAATATTCCCTAGCAAATGAAGTTTCACTCATATCTTTTTGAAGCCTTGTTATCTCGTCAGGATGGATACTCTGTGTGTCGTGGACTGTATACCTAAAACTTGCCCATCCTTCTTCTTGTAGCCCCTTGTAATACAGAGTTGAAAATAAATTTATCCCACTCGGAGTACCTATAAATTGTGCCCATCCTAATTCATCGGATAGGGCTGGCATACATACTGACTCCCATAGCTCTTCTTTGATTTGTGCTACCTCGTCTATCACGATTCCATTTATCTTCAAACCCCTTAGTGCGTCTGCGTTATCACCTCCAAATAGTCTTAGTGTTGCCTCATTATGTTTAAAGAATACAGACAATTCAGATTGATTGATGGTGATTGCTTCGGCTCGTCTTAATGGCTCAATAATTGCAAGGAGTCTCGACCATGCTACGGCCTTTGCTTGACGTAAGAATGGACACACATATATAAACATCGGGAGCTTCTTATCTGACTTGAGAGCGGAATCTAATAACTGCATTAAGGACATTTGAGTCTTACCTGCACGTCTATGAAGTGCCATTACCATAAACCGCTGCTCTTTATGCTTTAAATGTACTTCACGCTGCCATTTTCTCGGATTGTAATCTAGTCTCAACATTCTTACTCTGGGACACCAGTACTTACTGTTATCTGCACTCCTCCGGAATGTTCTATTTGCTTTCTCTCACTCCATTTCTGAGGATGCCATTTAGCAAGCAATCTCAATCTGAGATCACACCTAAGACGTACGAGATTAACCCATGATGGATCAATCCTTGGATCATCTTCTCCAATCAATCTAGGAGGTTCATCGACCATTTCTAATATCTCATCGGCTATGTAATCTGCCCCCATTTCTCGGCTTTTTTGGAAACGCTCTAGAAACTCCTGAGATTCTTTATTATCCTTCCTATTCAGCCAGTTATAAATAGTCGTATAAGCAGGTTTATTTTCTTGTCTACAATAAGACCTCAAAGTGCCACCAGAGGCCACCCAGAGCAGCACTTCTTCTACTATTACCTGATCAAGTTTACCTTTGGTAAGTCTTGGTTTTGTAAATGGTCTTCCATCTATCGCCAGTTTGCGATCTAATTTCGTAACGTGCGTACTTGCCACAAGTCTCCCTCGGTAAATTAAAGATGATAGATAAGGTTGTATAACTCAAGCCTAGAGTTTCCCTGAGTAAACGGATACTATCCACTACATCCTGAGAAACTGTACTTCTAGGGTGTGAAGAATTAATTAAATAACCAGACTCATTAACTTCTAAATACTCCCTAGTTACTTGAGTAATTACAGGCATTAAATCAAAGAATTAATAAGTGTAATATATTAAATTTTCTTAGCTTTTGCAATGTTTTTTAACCAAAATCCCCGAAGCGTTCAACTTTTTGCTTGACATATGTTGGATTAATCCCTACACTATATATGTCAATTACTATTATTTAATAACAAATGACATTCACTCCAAAAAAACCAGCGGTTAAAGTCGAAGACCAGATTTTGGCTGATTTCATGGAATTATTTGATTCCGGCAAACTTGACACTTGCTGGTCTAAACCTTGGACAAATACAGAGTCTAAGGGGCAGCATAACTTCCTAACTGGCAATCCATATACAGGAGCAAATCCAATTGTTCTTCAAATGTATATGACCCTCAGAGGCCAAACATTACCTATGTGGTGCGGATATGGTCAGGCCAAGAAAGAGCTAAATTGTATTCCTAAAAAAGGTAGCAAGGCAGCAAAAATTCTAAGGCCAAATTTGATCAAAATTGATCTTAAAAATGAGGATGGCTCACCCAAATT